AACAACTATGGCGCGAGTGATCATTTTGGCCTTGAAGTGGATTCTCTTCCCAGCACTGCTTGGGAGTTGTTTCCTTTTTCTTGGCTTGTTGATTACTTTGCCACTGTTGGTCCATTTCTTGACGATACTTTCGTGGTTCCTCCAGGTTCCACGAGGTATCTGATCCTTCAGAAAAAGTATACCATGGAGTGTGAAATAGTCGGACGACATGTATCGTCAAACCGTCGTGCTTTCGGGCATGACCAGATGGTACCCGGTTCACTGTTTTATACGAGGTATGATCGCACACCTCTCGCATCACTTCCGCACCTGTCTCTCCGTCTTAAAACAACGGATGAGATCGGGAAAGGGGCAGTCAATAAACTGCTCAACCTTGCTGCGATTCTCGGGTCTTCCCGGCGTCGCTAGCTACTTCTTTAGGGCTTACTATGTCCTTTGCTCCTGCATCACCCGTTACCGGGGCCGCTGTGACTGGTCTGACCAGTCCGACGTATACGCTGACGACCGACGTCGCGCCGAACATCAATGGCAAACAATATGCCATCAGTGCTCTCGGCGGGACGCAGACGAATGTCGACGTGAATTCGGTGTCAAAACCGTTTCAGCTGTCGTTCTTTCGTCCTTCGGTTCTGCGTACTTTGCCTCAGGCAAACCCGACGACCGGCGTGATCAAGAACGTTCCGATGAACACTTACAAGATGATCACTCGGAAAGGCGCCTCGCCCGCTGTCAACCAGAATGCAATCCCAGCTCGTATCACTACGATCCTGGAAGTGCCTGCTGGAACCGACACGTACGAGCCGGAGGAACTCCGGGCCATGATCAGCCTGCACTTCGGTGCCGGCTGGGCTCAGGCCTCGGGGATCGCGGACACTGTGATCTCGGGTGTGATTTAACCCTAGATTCTTGTCCGCGTTGCCTCTCTGACTTCATCCTTTATTGGACTGAAGTCGGCTATTCTGAGTAGTCGCTAAGTAAGTGCTCTCAGGAGCGTTCTGCCACGCTAGTCATTAGGAGTTGTCCTATGAGTAACAAGAAGAATGAGGATAGGCTCGACGCCTTCTTCACCACCTTGTCAGATGAGGTCAAGTCTTCCCTTGGGGTTCTACCGGAATCTCGAGATAGGCTGGTACAGCGCATGCGTAAGCGTGCGGGCTTTGTCAACCAGAGTCTAGAAGGGGCGGCGATTGCGAAGTTTCTTTCGATAAACGAAAGTTTATCTGGATTCAAGCATAAGCTGCCTGATCAGATCGTACGAGACGCCAAGCATTTCATAACTGTTATGCTTGAACGTTTCTCTACTACGCTGAATGACCTTAATATTCAGGTCACTCTTGACTCGTCGTTCCTTTACGACAACTGGCAGTTTGGCCCTGGCGCTAGCAATGGCGTTAAGGGTACTCATGCTGCCCAGAAAATCGGACAGGTTATGACATGTACCCCTCTGTGTGAGCCGTATGTACGTCGACTACGAGCTTCAAACCCTTACTTCGCTTCCATTGACTGGAAGCATAAGAGGTCTGGGGTGGCTCAAATCTACGGTTCGAGACTGACGACAGTTCCCAAAAACGAAGACACCGTACGGACGATAGCGATTGAACCCTTGGGGAATATGGCCTTGCAGCTTGCTGCAGGCCGTTATCTTGAGGGCACTCTGCGCTATATCGGTCTTGACATATCAAAGCAGCAGCCCCTGAATAAGGCTCTTGCACTTCGCGGCTCAATAGATGGTAGCCTGGCTACCATCGACCTGAGTTCCGCATCCGATATGATCTCGATCGACCTTGTCCGGAGCTTGATGCCTGCTCCGTGGTTTGATCTCCTTATGAATTTGAGGAGTCCACAAATCATGATCCAGGGTAAGTTAGTAGAGCTTAACATGATCAGCACCATGGGGAACGGATTCACATTCCCCCTCATGACTCTCATGCTTAGCTCGCTCATATATGCAATGCGCGCACAACGCCGCGGACCAATGCTTTATATTGATTGGTCCTCAACGGCGGTCTTTGGTGATGACATTATTGTCAAAACTGAAGAGTACGCAGAACTTTGCGAGCTACTAACCCAAGCCGGACTTGTCGTGAACCACGATAAGTCTTACAGTGAAGGTCCGTTTCGCGAAAGCTGCGGGGGGGATTATCACAATGGGACGGATATTACGCCGTTCTACGTGAAGAACCTTCGCAGTGATAGCGAAATCTACGTTGCGATCAATCAACTGCTTGAATGGTCCGGCAAGAATAACTTCTGGCCGAACCGATCATTCGAGTATCTCAAGTCGCAACTAAGGAACGAACCGCTCTTTGTGCCTGAATGGCATAACCCCGACGAGGGGATATTGTGCTCCCAGGTTAAGA